TGCGGGTATCGTTGGGAACCGAAAATACGCTGACATTTGCAACGCCTCCGGCAAGATCGATGGCCAAAGGCCCGATGAGCGGCCAGCCCCGGTAGATACGTACGGGTATTGTGGTTATGCTTGGTCCATCCAGACCTGTCGGATAGATAACGCCCGTGACTGCATCCACCAGCGCCGCTTCCACGTCCGATAGATCGGCCAAAGCCATCCACCTTCATGAATGAGAGAGGATTCGAAATCTTATCTGCCTCGAAACAACTGCGCCCAAACAGTCCGCATGCTTCAGGCACCGAGTTGCCTTACCAGCAGCCGCCACCCGAGTGAGCTTTGTTCGGCAGCGCCGATCACATAGTTTGCGCCGAGGTCATCTGTCACGACATCCGCGACTGCTAGGTCAACAGGCAAGATCGGCAGCAGCAGCTCCCAGCTGCCAAGCCTCGTTTCTGTCGGTCGGAGCCCGACACTATGCCCGCCAGTTTCGAGCAGGCTCGCTGGCCATCCGGCAATCACCAACTCCCCTGGTGATGCGAAGAAGCCGCTATAGCTTCCTTGAGCGGCCGGCAAGGGCCGCACAATGGTCACGGTGCGGTTTGTCAATACGCACTGGACAGGTAACCCAGGCCATTGCCTCGCGATGAAATAGGTGGCGTTGGCACCCACCAAATAGTCACCCGATTGCGTATATCCCGCGTCAAAAATTCCCCACCACAAGGCAATTCCGTAGTCCGGCCCACGTGGCGTGCCGCCTCCCTCCGCCGAGAAGGCGGCAAAAAGATCGATCCGCCTGTTCTGCGGTTGAGTGGGTTCGGTCACGCCTTTCGGCCGATAGACTGCGTAAAGCGCGCCAAGCTTCCGCCCGGCAACGCCCATCCCTTTCGCGATCAGGTCCTGTAATGTCTGTGCATCCATCAAACAACCCAACGCACGCCGGAAACGTCAAGCCCATCGCCGGGTGGCACCCCGAAAAAGCTGCACAGGCGTCGGCGCCATTCGTCAAAAAGGCGGAGGCGATCGCCGATCTCACTACGATTATGCTTCCAACTGGCAGCCGCGTCGCTATCCAGATTGTCGCTGGCGGTCGGCACGGCAGCCTCCAACTGATTTAATGTTGCCAAGTAATTCAGAACAACGCCAAACTCGGCAGGTGAAAGGTTATTCATGCGATATTCCAGAAGCCCGTAGGCTACGTAGAAACGCCATCCAATATTTCCGGCCGGTGATGCGCCATAGGCGGGATACCCGCAGAAACGCCTGATATCTGTCTTTTGCTGGTCGGTAAGCATGGGTCCTCCCGCCGGAACTCACCCAGGCGCGGCAGCCGCTCGTGCCCAAATTGGCGCAGGGACCAGCCAAATGCCCGCTGCGGCCGGACAGCGATGCGCGCCGCTAGAGCTTTATTCGGAGGTGTCCGGCGGGGCGCAATTGATCACATCGCGTACTGCGCCAACATCGATCACCCAAGGTGCTCGAGCATAACGGCGCGTTTAAAATTGGCATTGGTCGCCGTGGGTACGGTCAATGTGGTCGTATCAGACGGCGCACAGAATCCGCCAATCCAATACCAGGATTGCGCAATAATCTGCTGTAGCCGGTCAATCGGCTCACGCGTTACCATGCAAACGCCATCCACCAATGAGACAATGGATTCCTTTGGTGCGACATCGTCCGACGCCATGCCAGCGAAGTCACCCTCAATGAGCGCCCCTTTTCCCACAACGATCGGTCGGCGGACGACGGCGCCCACAACATTTGGTGAAGATTGAACATACGACTCCGTCGTCAGAACGAATCGGAGACCGAGAAATTCGTTCACCACACCTTGACCAGGCTTAAAAACTTCATTTGCAGAGAGGGCACCAATGAAAAGACGCTGGAAGTCAGGATCCGCAAATAGTTGCCGTGCGCTGATCGGATCGAGGTAGCAATTGTAGGCGCCGTCTATATCCGGTACCGCATTCAGACGCAATCCGGCCACTGCGTCCAACACATTGCTCATGGAGAGTGTATCACCCGCCTGCAGCTGCGATGTATTCGTCCGCCCATTTGGACGTAGAATAAGTGAGCCCGTCGCAGCCTGCACCGTGTTCCCTGCCGTCCCGTCGCTGACTGAAACACTGCCCGAGCAGGTCAGAACACCGCTGATCCCGCCAGGTGTTGTCGACACATTGGTCGCATCCGCACTCGCGCCGGTCACTGTGTAGGTATCGGCCCCTATGGTCACCATCAGAGGGTTCGAACCTGCCACCGGCTGCTGCACACCATTGAGGTAGGCCGTCATGAAACCGCGAATGTCATCAACCGAGATCGCCGGCCCGGCAGATGTCAATGTCGTGCGAACCCGCGTATTTCCACCGAAATACGCCCCGAACAGGGCGTTGCGCGCCAGGTCATCCAGGCTGCGGCCCGCCTGTTCTCCGTTAATGTAGGCATTCTGCAGGAATTGGCTCGCGATACCAACCCGGCTCGTCACCATGTTGAGGTCCATGGTCGCCGCGTAATGGTTCAGCGTAAGCGTATACTGCTCCACGCTCCACGAACCGGGACTGAGCCCGTTATCCAGATTGGTGTTTGTATTGGCCGCCAGCGGAACGGTGACCGCCGGCAGAAGTCCGGCGCGCGTCTTGGTCAACGTCTCGCCGATGCCAACCGCGAATTCTTCGCGGTCCGCACATGCACGATAACCAAGCTTGGATCGGAGCGCCTGCTCGAATTCCCGCTCAAGAAAACCCTGCTGGATGATCGGCTGCAAAGCCGCCGGGAAATTTGCTATGCTCATTCAAGCCCCCAAAAAAAGAAGGGGCTGCGCCCCCGATTTCACGCCAGTCCATTGCGGCCGATTCACTTTCGACGGAGCAACTCGGCGCGTGCGGCGCGCCACTCCTCAACACTCATTTCCGTTGCCAATTTGCGCTGCATGGGCGCCGCCTGCGGAACCGCCGCGGTACTGCTGGAGTTTATACTTCCAAACAACCACGGCTTATCCCGCCGCAGTTTGGCGATGATCTTCGGAATGTCGTCATGACCGTCGCCTGCCTGTGAGGTGAGCGCTGAACCATCGATCAGTTTCAAACCATCCAGATCAACTATGCCCGCGCGTACCGCCTCGACTTTCAACTCGGCCTGCCGAAGCCTGAGGGCGGAGTTTGTCTCGGCCTCCTGCAGCTGCCGTTCCAAAGCCTCGGCATGCGCCTTGAGTGCTGCAAGAGCGTCCGCTCTTATCGGTTCAGAGTCAGCCTCGCTCATCTTGCCTCCTCCTCCTTGATTCTTTGGAGTTCAAGTGCGACGTCTTCAATGTCATAATCCGAGGCGAGTATTCTCACCGCCGTGTCTCGCGACATTTGTGAAGCGCCAACAAGGGAAATCAGGGTCTCGGCCCTCCTCTGCCCGTCCAACGCATCATCCGGATACCAATCCGGCCAACGAAGACTGAGCCTGGCATCCGCATTCAAAGGCGGCAATGCGCGGCCTTCTATCCGAAGCGGAAAGATGTGGCTTGCGCGCACGACCATGCGGGCAAGGCTCAACAGCGCGCCTTGTCCATAACTTACGCGCAGATTATCGGCCAGCCACAGCAGTCCCTGTTGCATCATTTCCAGGGCCCGGCCGCTTGCAGGCGCCGTCAACCGCTGTGCGTCGGCCCGGTTGCCATGCAAGGTTTCCAGCGCCAGGTCGCGTAACACACGGACATACTCAATCACGGCCTGGCTTGCGGTGCCGCCGATCTCCAGCAGCTTTGCATCTCCTTTCTCGCTTACAACAAGCGCATTGGCGGCACCACGCACCATGGTACCGTCTAGCCCGGCCGGTTCTCGGATCAGCAATGTTGGATCGCTGCTGTATTTCAAACCCCGCCCGGCCTGACTGAGTTGATAATCAATCTCGATACCCGTATCGATTGCACTACGGAATGTACAGGCTCCGTCAACGCCTTGTCCCCCAGGCAGATTGCGTATCCACACCAGCGGCACGAAGCCCAATCCATGCCGTATGGACCGCGACGGGTCTTCCTGTGGCTCAGCAGCGCTTCCCACCGGTTGGGGCTGATACCAGCGTTCGAAATTCTCGTCCCAGACGCGCTGGAACCAGTAGGTCTGGCCTTGATCAGGGATCGGGAAACCCTGTGCGGCAAGGCAGGCGCCGCTTGCCTTATATCGCTCAGTTATGCGCAGTAAGTTGTCAGGTGCCGCCCTGTCCCATTCGGGCGTCAAATAAAGTGTCTCCAACACATCGACAAACACCCGCCCCTGCAGCACACGGAGCAACAGCGCCACCGAACCCACGCTGCCACGCAAGCCGGCCTCAACCATCACTGCATTGAGTTTTGCATCTCGGACGACGGCCGCAAGAGCCTCCCGCACCGCAGCGTCAGACGATTCGAATGAAGGGAAATGCCCCTCGCTGAACAGCAAAGCAACGCTGTCTTCCACAACCAGCCGTGCCAGGCCATAGCGAACCGAAGGGCGTCGCTGGCGCAGCGGCACATATTCGCCACTGAGCGATCTTTCTTCGTGGAATTCATAGGGCAAAACGTCGTAGATCGTGCCATCCAGGATGCGCTGATAGATATTGAGCGCGCGCGTCCGGTCCGGATAGTCGGCATCGAGCGGAACGAGATCGGAAATCGCACGGAACAATCTAAGTATCCCTTGTTGAGCGTCCGGACGAACCAACGTCGGTACGGCGACGCCACATACGGCTCGAAACGGAAAATTCTTGTGCAGAAAAGAAATGCGCTCATCCGCTCCAACGCAGCATCGAGCTGGACGCGACTGTCGACCGGAGTCTGCTCCACCGCCGCTCTTGCGGGCACAAAGTTATGATCCTGCCGGATTAGCGAGCGAAATGTTGGACTATTGTAAACTGAGCGGCGGGGTGCTGGCAGATCAGCAAATCAAACGCCCGTGCCAGCGCATCCACCTGGTCGTCCTTGCGGCCATTCGGGAAATTCGCCAGCTCATCCATAAAAGTAGCGTTCCAACCCGCGCGCCGCATGCACACGGTTCCGGCTGAAACTTGCGAAGCAACCGGCATGGCGCGCGTCGCTTTCATCCCCGTCTCGGGTGTGGCCACGACACGAAATCCCGCAAGCATCTGGGTCAGAAACATGATTTGGGATTTGCCGGCTTGGCCGGGATCCTGTGGAAGGCCCACCGTCACCGACACGCCATCCATCAGGGCGGCAGACCGTATCCGGTCAGCGACGCCCCCCGGCAATTCCCGAAAACGAATGATATCGTCGATAAAAAGGCTTCCTGTCGCATCGCGCACGAGTTTCAGGCCAACCGTCCAATCCGGATCTCCGGTTCCGATGGTGCTTGCCGCCAGGTCCCATGCGCGAACAGCAACGCCTGCGGGCACGTCATTGACGATGCGCAATTTGCGCGGGTCGAAAACTTGACCGGCCTCGCCCAGTGGCGACTGCTGAAATAACGCCGCGAAATGGCGTTCTCCAAGCAGACCGCGCTTTTCCAGCAAGGCATCTCGGCCTTCCCACGCCGGCCAGAGGGCGGCGCCTACCGAGCGGCCCAGCGGGTCGCCCTCTTCCGCCAAA